TTAAAGTTGACAATTCGGATGACAAGAATCGCGTCTTCGCCGTTTCATGCAATGTGGAGACAGACGCGGCGGGCAACCGCAGTGTAAGCAACATCCAGGTAAGCAGGGACGGTGTGAACGTCGCCAACTTCAGCGTGTCGCAGAACAGCCCGGAAGCCGCGCCCAGCGTGTCGGTGAACTTCTACGGTCTGCCGATGGAGGAGCACGCCGGATGCCTCGCCGAGGTCTACGCATTCATCAAGGACGCTGTGGAGAATGCCGCAGAATGCGGTCTTGACGCTTGAGAAACCCTTAGTGCTTTACGGAAATGAAAATACTTATCGACAACGGACACGGGGTGAACACGAAAGGGAAACGTTCACCCGACGGGAGACTTCTCGAATACCGTTACTGTCGCGAGATCGCAGCGGAAGTGGAGAAACGCCTCAGAGCGCAGGGTTATGACGCGGAGCGCATTGTAACGGAGGAAGCCGACATAAGCCTCGGCGAGCGGTGCAGCCGCGTCAACGCGTGGTGCGACCGTCTGGGAACAAAGAACGTGTGTCTGGTCTCCATACACTGCAACGCCGCCGGGAGCGGTGCCGCATGGATGAACGCACGCGGCTGGGAGGCATGGACTTCAAAAGGACAGACGCAGGGAGACAGGCTTGCAGACTGTCTTTATGACGCGGCGGAGAAATACCTGCCAAAAGGCACGCCCGTCCGCACCGACATGACAGACGGAGACCGTGACAAAGAGGAGAACTTCACCATTCTCCACCGGAGCAAATGCGCGGCATGCCTGACCGAGAACATGTTTCAGGACAACAAGGCTGATGTTGACTGGCTGCTGTCGGCAGAGGGACGCGAGGCTGTGACGCGCCTCCATGTCGAGGGCATAAAGGCATACGTGGCTAAATACGGCAGGAAATAGAGAATAGACAACCCACATCAATATGGATAAAGAGACGAAACAGAACATCGAGAAGGCGGCATGGGGAATGCTGCTGGCTCTGTCGGTGACGGCACTCATTCTGATGTGCCTTGTCGCCACGGGGTGCACCCGCACGATTTATAAGCCGGTGGAGACGGTGAGGACGGAGTATGTCGAAGCCGACACCACGGGGCTGTATGAGCGCATGAGAAGTTTCTTTGAGTCGCAACGACTCAAAGAGACCTCCTCAGACTCCATCATCGACCGCACAAAGGAAACTGTGGTGCTCAAAGAGAACGGCGACACCGCAAGACATGACAAGGAACGAATAGTATATGTCGCATCCCATCGTGAAAAGGAATTTGAATACAAGGTGCAGCAACAGGACAGTACAATCAAGGCACTGCGTCTTCAGCTTGAATCGGTGAAGTCCGATTCAATTCCGGTTCCCTATCCCGTGGAGCGAGAACTCACGAAGTGGGAGCAGACCAAGATGGACTTCGGCGGGTTTGCTATCGGAGCAATTATAGCAGTTGTCTGCATCGCCGTGATCTGGCTGATCAAGAAATTCAGGAAATAAACAACAATCAAAACAACAACGACAATGGAGACAATAATCGAGGCATTCATTTCAGAACTGGGAGACGGCTTCTTCCGACATCTGATATTTCATTACGCCATAGTGTTCACACTTATTCTGATTCCTCCGGCACTTGTTGCTCTCGACACATATTTCGCCACAAGCACCGCCCGGATGCTCGGCGAGAAGATACGTTCCCGCAAACTCCGCAAAGGCATCGAGAAGCTGACCTTCTACTGGGGGGCGCAGATCGCTGCATCGCTTGTGGGAACCATAGGACTTCTGTTCACATGGTACAACCTGCCTTATCTCACGATACTTGTGACGCTTGCCGTGGCGTGGACGGAGGGGAAATCTTACCGTGAGCATTTCAGCCGCCGCAGGGACGGTGTCGCCAAGGTTCCCGAAAGCCTTCAGAAGATGATCGACTTTTTCGGCGATGAGGAGATAAAGGACATCTTCCACACCATAGCCAGGCGGAAGACGGGAACCATCCAAGACGGGAACACATGACCGGCACGACCGGAAGAGAAAGCGACGCGCATCCGAACAGCATCCGGGGGGCGCGTTGCTTTTATGGAAATAAAGTTGTAAATTTGCAGCGGACATCCGGTAATCCAAGCCGTTTTGTGTGCGCTTTTGCTGCTAATTTGTTGTTTGCATAACCCTGTAAAACATACAATGCATTGATTAACAATAGATAAACTGAAATATTTTATTTTTTGCATTGGAAAGTAAAGCGCGAAGAGCAACAAAGAAAAGAATCGGAAATAATCCCAAAACGAAACGAAAAAAAGTAAAAGAGAATCAACGTAATAGGGTAGATAGAGAAAAAATGCTTTTTCGGTAGGTTATATTTGTATTTCCGTATTATTTGTTGTTATTTTGTTGCTCAAAGGAAAAATGAACAACACGAGCAACAAAAAAACAATCGCGAGAATATGGATAAATCTAAAGAGCCAATACGGCTGCGCAAGCGCATCCTCAAGACCGGAAACACTTCGCTGTATCTCGATATTTACCATAATGGCAAGCGGAGCTACGAATACCTTAACCTTTACCTCGTGCCGGAGAAGACACGAGCCGACAAGGAGAAGAACAAGGATACCCTCAGACTCGCGGACGCTGTCCGGGCTCAGAGAGTGGTCGAGTTTCAGAACGGACGCTTCGGCTTCGATGACGGATATAAGCTCGATACAAACTTCCTCGACTATTGCCGCATGATGTGCGAGAAGCGGGGGCAGAACCCCGCCAGCCGGGGGAACTGGGGCAACTGGCGCGGCGCGCTCAGGCATCTTGAGAGATACTGCCGCCCCGACATGACCTTCCGCGATGTGACCCCCGCGTTCGTGCGGGGCTTCAGGGATTACCTCGACAAGACCGCGCGTGTGCAGGACAAGAGGAAGAAAGCCCGCACCACGGAAGTCCACAAAACGCTGTCGAACGGCAGCAAGATGTCATACTTCAACAAATTCCGGGCTTGCATAAACCAGGCATTTGAAGACGGCATCATCCCCCGGAATCCTCTGCGTGGCATCGTGGGCTTCAAGCCGGAGGAGCGGGAGCGGGTCTACCTCACGCTCGACGAGGTGCGTGCGATGGTCAGGGCGGAATGCAAGTACCCGGCGCTCCGCAACGCTTTCCTCTTCTCCTGCCTCACGGGACTGCGCAAAAGCGACATCCAGAAGATGACATGGAGCGAGGTCCGGCAGCAGGGGGAGTTCACACGGATCGTCTTCAGGCAGAAAAAGACCGGCGGGCAGGAATACATCGACATCAACCCTCAGGCGGTAGCCTTCATGGGGGAACGCGGCAAACCGGAAGACAGGGTGTTTCCCTGCTTCTCCTATTCTTCATATTACCTGATGGAGCTGAAGCGGTGGGCGGTCCGTGCCGGGATAACGAAAGACATCACCTTTCACAGCGGGCGGCACACCTTCGCCGTGATGATGCTTGATCTCGGAGCGGACATCTACACGGTCCAGAAGCTTCTCGGACACAAGGAAATCCACACGACCCAGATCTACGCGAAAATGATGGACAAGAAGAAGCAGGAGGCGGCGATGCTCATCCCGCCGCTGCTGCCCGGAACGTGATCCGTCCGGCGCAAAGTGAAAGGCGCGGCTCCGTTACGGAGACCGCGCCTTGTCGGTGGATTTAAAAAAGTAAATAAAAGTTTTCAGATAAGAGTGATTGCCCGAACCTCATCCCCGAAAGCGTGGAGACTGTTCTGGATTTTCTCTGTTGTCTTCGGGGAGGGATTGCGGTAGCCGTTCGCATACTGAGACAGCTGTGCGGCAGATATTCCCGTTATCCTCGACAACCCGGCGAATGTCAATTTGCCGGCATAATATCGCAAAAACGATGGCACATCATAGCAGAATGTAAACTCCGCCTCCGTGAATGTTTTCCCCTCTTCCTCATAACGCGCTCGCGTAGCCTCGTAGACATTTAGCCAGTCTGTTTTTGCCTGTTCGACTGAATCGCCTTCCCCTGTGAGTCCGTAGGGAAGAATCATGGGATTTGCCGCATAAGCGTAGAAACAGCCGTCTTCTGAGCGTTCGATATATACCTTTACCTTTTTCATCTGCGTATTTGTTTTTATGCGTTGCTTTTAAAGAATGATTAAAAATCGAGTCCGGACATCTTTCGTATGCTGTTGAGCGTTCCGCGTGCCACTTCTTTTGTTCCATGGTTTGATGTGGTGAACTCCATTCCGGTTGTAGGACTGTACCAGGTAGGATGCCCAGCAGTCTGTTTGGGTAACTGAATACATCCGCCTTTTTTCAATATTCTGTGCAGTTCCTTATATTTCATATTCTTAAAGCTTGTTGCACAAAAATAATGCTATTATTTGTAATAACAAAATTAATTAACCAATGAATGAATTAATTAACAAACATTAACATTGCATGTCAGTCTATATCGGCTACTGCTTCTATCTCTGTGGCGAGACCGCTCAGGCGGCGGGCGATGTCGCGGAACGCGCCAGCGAGACGGCGCGCCTCTTCGGGCTTGAACGACACATCGGAACGGCAGACGTGGGAGTTGTGAAGCCTCTGCGAGAACCATGCCTGCGACTTCTGGAAATAATCACGCGTCAACGCGGATTTGTTGATGATGCCGTTAAGTTCATCGAAGGCGTTTGTGATCGCGCCGGAACGGTGACTCATAAGCTCCCGGCGTGCCTGCTCGCCCTCTGAAACAAAGTGCGGTTCCGTTATCATCCATGAGCCATCGTCATGTTTTTCATTTCTTGTCTCCATGCTCTTGTTTTTATCAGTCTATATCGGCAGCTGCTTCTATCTCTCCGGCAAGACCGCTCAGGCGGCGGGCGATGTCGCGGAACGCGCCCGCGAGACGGCGCGCCTCTTCGGGCTTGAATGCATCGGCGGCACGCAGCAGCTGTGTAGCCTCTTTCTTTGCGTTGAAATCCGGTTCGGCGCATTCCATGTAGTCGCGGACCAGTGCCGAATCGTTCAGGATGCCGTCAAGCTCATCGAAAGCGGTGCTGATCGCGCCCAGACGGTAATTTACACACTTCTCGCGGTTTTCCTCGTAACTCTGAGGATTTAGTATATTTTTCTTTAGGTAATTCATGATAATTTTGTTAATTTTGCCCCCGGACTTCTCCGGGGGCTTTTTGTTAATCGATGTTTGATAATTCTCTTAGCAATCCTCTGATGAGGTTCACTGTAGGTTGGTTTTCCTGTGTTTCAATAATATCCAGTTTTCGAAATATCATGGAAACCAACCTTTCTTTTTCTGTCATTTCATTTACACCTCCTCTCTTATTTTTCTGATACAAAGTTATATAAAATTTTTATTATATCCAAATTTTTACATCAGAAAAAAGGTGTAAACGTGATTTTTTCAGCTCTGTCTCATTAGTGGTTTATGTGTTGCACTGTTGGCGGTGATGGCTGCCGGTGTGTGTGGTCGGTCGGACGCGCGCGCCATCGCGGCGCGGCATCGGTCGGGTCATGCCATCTCGTCAAGGCGGCTGGCGGAGTCAAAAGAGGCGCGGCGGCTCAGTATGCGGATGGTGCGTTCCTTCTCGTCGATAAGCTTCTGGAGATTCCTGACCCTTTCGCGCAGCATCACCACTTCCTCGCGCAATGCCGCATCCTCGCCCTCTGTCGCTTTTGGTTCTCCGCTGCCCCGAAGCATCGAACCCGCGCCGGTCAGTAGCCAATCCACGTTTAAATCTGGGAATATATTAGATAGCTTTACAACAGTCTTTTTTGATATAGTTCTATATCCTTTGCACATTGCACTTACATTGGGCTGAGAGGTTCCCAAGCTAATGGCGATTTCCTGCTGTGAAATATTTTTATTTATTAAAAAATCACTAAGTCTTTCATTTATAGTATTATCCATACTTTTATAATTTAAAATCATTACAAATAAGCCTTTGTATATCAAAATATATCTTTTATTCTTGCAAAATGATATAACTTTGCAACTGAATTAATGAATGAATCAATTAATTAATGAATCAATGGCAAATGTAATGAAAAATCAAGACAACGGCAACACGGTGGCCGTCGTGATTGTAAGAACGTGTCTGCACATCCTTGAGGATGTGAAATCTCATTGCGAGGCGTCTTATTCGATTGATGAAAAAAGCGATTTCTCCAAAGGCTTTAAAAGCGGACTCTTTGAGTTCCCCGCCGAAAAAAAAAGACGAAGAGGAAACCATCCACATTTACAAAAACATATTCGTGCCCGGCGCAATCTCCGCCGCAGGTGTTAACGCGTCATCTAAAACAAACTAAAAGAATATAGGACATCATGGGAACAAAGATTGTACAGCATAACATCTTCGGTGAAATGGAAGAGATCCGGACAAAGAAAACCCGCAAGGAGGTTTTTGAGGATTACGACGGCTTTGTCAACAAGTTCAAGCCCAAGCTTACCACCGACGACTGCTACACGCCGCAATACGTGTACGATGTAATACGCGACTGGGTTGACGAGAACGTGATTCCGCTTGAAGGGAAGCGCGTGGTGCGTCCGTTCTGTCCCGGCGGGGATTACCGGAATTTCGACTACAGCGGCGACTGCTTTGTGCTGGACAATCCCCCGTTCTCGATTCTCGCGGAGATCCGCGATTTTTATGCCGAGCACAACATCGGTTATTTCCTGTTTGCCCCGTCGCTGACCCTTTTCTCAAGATTGGGAAAGAACGAGGACAACGTGACCTTCATAGTCGCCGCCGCAAAGATCGTCTATGACAACGGCGCGGAAGTCCGCACAAGCTTCATCACGAACCGGATGCCCGGTGAACTGCGCGTCACCGTGCGCGGAGACCTCTTCAGGAGAGTCAAGGAGGCAACCGACAGGATGAAGGGCATGACGAAAAAAGAACAGCCGCGCTATGTCTATCCGTCGCATGTCATAAGCAGCGCGCTGCTTAACAAGATCGCCGAACGCGATATAATACTCGACATTCCGGCGCGGGAGTGCGAGTATATCCGGGAACTCGACAGCCAGCGCGCGGCAAAGAAA